AGCGGCTTGCTCCGCTGTTACTCCCTGGTTGATGACCAGGAGGCGAGCTCAAGCATCGCCTAAACCTGTTAATACACTTCTCCCACTTTAGTGGAAAGGAGGCATTAGCCTATGAAGACACAAGTCTCCATCGACAAGGTTATGTGCAAAAGCTTGAGAGCACTGGGAATGAAACCAGAAATTGAACATGCAGTTGAGAATATGTATCTCAAACAGCTAAGTTCGTCCGGTCCTGAGTATGTTATCCAAAGGATAAAGGAACTCAGGGAGTGGTACACTGATTGTCTTACGAACCCTGATGGGCCCGTTAAGGCTCCAGACTATCACAAACACACATCTGGGCGCAGGCAACGGCCTAAAGGAGTTGAAGGCATTCTCTTTCGGGAGAAGCCCGAATTCTTCTATGACGTTACCGGCGTGCTGTTAAAGTCGATAACTTTATCGTCTCTGACAGCAAAGCAGCGCAAGAAGTGGTTAGACGGAGTCCTTGGTGAGAGTACATCTGATTTCTCTCGTGTTCCAGAGTTACGTCCCTTACCTAGTAAGGTGATCGATAACATGGAAGGGAGTATAATCAAGAAGGAGGCACACCGTGCCTTCTTTGATGTATCTGATATCCATGGAACCGCTATCCCACAGCGAAATGCAGACCCATATAGAGTTAAGAAGGAACGCGCTTCTAAGAAGCATGCTTCTAAGAAGCCGCGACCTGATTCGCTCTTTGTGGCTTGGATGGCTAGTCTGTCCAATGCACCAGCTATTGCGTGGTCTCATATTCTTGAGAATGCTCAGAATGGAGTTTACCCTTTAGGGGTAAACCAGCCCGACTTTATTGAGTATGTTCAACGTCATCGACAAATGGCGTTAGAATACTCACTAGGCTCCGATTGGGGCATAGAGTCTCATGGGCTAGGCCCTGTCACATTCGGTTTAAACGACCGAGTGGGCTCCATATCACTCCTCCAACAAGAGTCGGGAAAGCTCCGTACGGTTGCTAACCCTAATCGGCTAGTCCAGTGGACTACCGAACCCTTAGGTGAAGTGTTGTCTGAGTGGCTCTACAAGAAGAAGGGCGTCTACGTTCTGAATCAACAGAGCGGAATGCGCGCAATCCAGACCTGGCTCCAGAGAGGCGAGACTGTTTACAGTTTCGACCTCAGTAGTGCTACTGATACGCTCGATTTCCGATCGTTCCTCGATGTCTCCATGAGGAATGTTCATGATGGCCACCACAGGATTCTCGAAGAAGCATTGGAAAATTTCGATGCTATATGCTCCAGTCCTTGGAGATTGGACTCGGAAGCTGCCCAGAAACTGGGTCTTCGCAATCCTGAGATTACGTGGAGGGTGGGACAGGCACTTGGTCTTAGACCGAGCTTCCCTATCCTATCGCTCATGAACTACACTGCTGGATTGATAGCCCAGCATCGTGCCGAACGGCGATTGGGTACTACCTTCGACGAAGTGCAATTTGCACTGGTTGGTGATGATTTTGCTTGTACAGAAGCCATGGCTCAAGATTATCATGATGTAATCTCTGCCTTCGGCGGTCGTACGAACATGGAGAAAACCATGTGTAGCAACAGGTTTGCAGAATTCTGCAGCCATCTCATCACACCTAGGAGGATCTTACCTCTTAAGCCGAAGTACCTTCTCGAAGAAGGCCAGATAGTCCACAACTTGGATAAATTCCAAGAACGACAACTTAGAGTAAAGGCTCCACGCGGTATACGAGAAATGTGGAAGGAAACTTCCGCATACCATATTTCCGGCGTTGAGTTCTACCCTGAGGGTCGTGTGAACTTACGACCATTTACTGAACGTATTATGGCTCACCTAGACAAAGCTAAGTCGCTGCACGGGGATGAGGTGCCATATGAGGTCTCGAAAGAGACCCTGTGGTTACTCACCACCGAGTATTTGCGTTCTAAGCCAAGTCGCATCATGGACTACTATTTCAACTTAGTTGACAAGCAGTCTGATGAGCTAGCTCAGTACGCCTTCCTACAGAAGCCTGTAGAAATTGGTGCCTTTAAGGTCTATGATTGGAAGGACGGTGGCTACGTAATACCTGAGGGTGACACCCGCAGGACATTGCGAAAGCGCTTCCGGACAATTAAGGGTCTCCAGACACATGAGCCTGGGGAGACAGTCTATGCTCTGCACAGACCCGATCTCTACAACCCACAGTATCGATACGATGCAGACATACTTCTTGAAATACAGAAGGATGGTCTAAATCTCACGATGGCTGTTGGTGACAAGGCTACTGCTGATACCTTCATAAAGTATGAGGAATTATTCCCTAACTTTGAGGAGGTTAAGCAGGTAGTGTCAACTGTCCTCGACAGATATATCTCTGATATATCTCCCAACGTCCCTATATCTAATGATGATATAGATCTCGACCTGTGACGGCTTCAGCTGTACGAGAACATACTTGACAGTATGCTTCTAATAGCTGGTGGAATACCTGTGCTCCTTGCTGAACACAGCCAACAGGTAGTATGTTATACTATCTGTGCGCACCCCGG